CGAGGGCGGAGATGCAGCCGCAGCAGCGGCAGCATGGACACCCAAGGCTGTGTGGTCCAGTGAGGACTACACCATCATCATCGGCCACCGCCGGGCAGCAGCAGCGCAGCAGGCAGGACTGTACGAACTGCCCTGCGCCATCGTGGAGATGGACGAGCGGGAGCAGATGCAGACCATGATGATTGAGAATATGCAGCGGTCAGACCTCACCGTCTACGAACAGGCGCAGGGCTTCCAGATGATGATGGACTTCGGGCAGACAGTGGAGCAGATCTCCGACAAGTCGGGGTTCTCCCAGTCCACTATCCGGCGGCGCATCAAGCTGCTGGAACTGAACCGCGACAGCTTCAAGAAAGCCGAAAAGCGCGGTGCCACCCTGTCCGATTTCGCCCAGCTGGACAAAATCGAGGACTTGGAAGCCCGAAACCGGGTATTGGAAACCCTCGGTACGCAGAACTTCAACCGGGCCATGCAGGATGCGCTGGAGCAGCAAAAATGGCAGCACCAAAAGGCCGAATGGGTTGAGCAGCTGAAAAAATTCGCTACGGAAGATTCGCAGGCCTCCTACCAGACGCATGAGCATGTAAATGCGTACGGAAAGTGGGGCACAAAAAAGGAAGTCGTCATGCCGGAAGATGCCGACAAGATCGCTTATGTCTATAAGGTCAGTGAAAATCAGATTGACCTGTACAAACCTCGCGATACGGAAGCCGAGGATGCCAGCAACTCGGCGAGGGAGGCCGCAAGAGCCACCGAGCAGCTTGCGAGAGAACAGTTTGCCGCTGTTACGAAGCTCATGTACGAGCTGCGCTGGGACTTCGTGAAGGACTTGACTCCCGCGGAGTGCAAAAAGCACCTGCCGGAAATCTTGGCTTATTCCACCCCGATTCTGACCGAATATCGGCACATGGAGGATGACGAAAACGTGTTGCGGCTGCTCGGCATCGGTCTGGATGAGCAGATTCGGGAAGACACGGAATTGGAAGATGCCCTGAAAATGTTCAACGCTTACGATACCGAGCCGGAGAAGATTCTCTTGGCGGTTGCCTTCGATGCGACGGACGGTAGTCGTGAGGGCTATTGGAGCACGGAATGGAATGGACCGACAGGCGCAAGCAAGTTCGTTCACCGCAAAAATGACGACCTCGACAGCACCTATGAACTGCTGACCGCCCTCGGCTATGAAATGGCCGATGACGAAAAGGCCTTGCAGGACGGCACCCACCAGATTTTTGCGGTGTATGGATCCGGCAGCAAAGCGGACACACCCTGTGATAAGTGCAAAGCTGCTCACCCTGAATGCGACAAGTGCTGCAAAACTTGCGACGACCACTGCAATGCGTTCCAGCTGTGCAGAAAGGAGTATGGCGAATGACCGACCTTGTAAAGTGTGACCGCTGCGGCACACCGTTCAGCATCCAGACAGCCGGCATCCGCAGTACATGGAGCGGCGATTACATGGTGCAGTATTTCACCTGCCCCGGCTGCCACCATCGCTACCAGATTCTGACCACGGACACCGAACTGCGCCAGACCGTTCAGCAGCACAAGAAAATTGCCGCAAAAATCCGTATGGGTCAGAGCAAGCATTTCCGGCCGGGAACGCTGAAAAAGTATCAGGCTGAAATGGAAAAGCTGGAGGCCGAGCAGAAAAAGCGGCGAGATGAACTGCTGGACAAGGGCGACGAGATCCTTGCCCGGCTGGGAGAGGAGTAAACCATGGATGACCTGAAAGAATACGCTGACCGCCTCAAGTTTGAAATCATGGCGGCTGACTTTCTGACCACCGAAGACCGAGAAATGGTCTTTGACCTCATCGAGAAAGTGCTGGGTGATGACAATGCCTGATCAGATCTTCATCAACATTGCGCTGCTGGCCGTGGGCGTGGCTATCGGTGCCCTGCTGGGCGAAACCAGCCGGCAGCAGCATGACCGCCAGCTGTTCCGGGAGTACATCAACTTTATGACTGAATCGGAACACAACAACGAGCTGCTGTTCCGGGAAGTGATTCGGTTTCAGACCGAGAAAGGAGCCAACCATGAGAAAGAGTAATCGCCCGCCGGAGCCCGGCGCACGGGGGCTTCTGCGCCTGACCTGCCCCTGCTGCGGCAAGGAGTTCGGTACATACCTCCACGTTGCGCAAATGTCCATCGGCTGCCGCTGCGGGGCTACGATTTCACTGGAACGTGGCCTTGCGCCGTATGAGTTCCAATGCAGCTGTTGCGAGTTCCACGCCAAGGGCAAGACCAACATTGCGGAACAGGAATTTACAGTGCCGTGCAAGTGCGGCAACCCCATCACGCTGCACTGGAACAAAGACACACGGAGGTACACGGAATGAACTGGGCAATTGTAATTCCTGCCGGCATCGGCATCGCGGTGCTGCTGTCCATCGCGCTTGTCGCAATCGATGTTTCCGGGCAGATCAGCCGGCAGGAAGAAGCCGACGAGGTCAGGTTCTACTGGGACAGTATGTTTATGTACTCCAAGAGAGTCAGCCCTGATGCCCCGCCGGACTATGAGGCCAAAACACTTTACGAGAACCGCAAGGATTTTTGTGCGGGATGTGCAGAGTACCACTTCTGCCGCAGCGCAACGATGGTTTACACGCATAGCCCGCGCAGAAACGGTTATCCATGGATCTGTCTGAAAAGGGGGTGTTCAAAATGACACTGGAAGAAGCACTGCGCTTTATCGACCCGGAAACCGATATGGACGCTCTGGCCGAGGTCGAGTATTACAATGGCTTCAAGGGCAAGGAGGCCGCAGCAAAGACCCTCCGGGAGGCCAGCCAGATGGTCGTTGACTTTGTTCGCCGCGTGTCGTGGCACGATGCCAAAACCCCGCCGCCTGTCCACGATGAAAGCTGGGAGAACGCAGGAGAGAAGCACTGCTGCATCATGAGCGAACTTGTGTGGGTCTGCTGCGAAAGCCGGAACACCATGAAGGGCTGGATTGAAAACGGCAAGTGGTACATCGAGGATGGCCGACCGGCGGCAGATACGCCCTATGGTGCTGTGAAGTTCTGGGCTCCGCTGCTGGAGCCGCCGGAGGTAGCGAAATGAAAATCATCACAGTTAAGCATGAGGTTTCGCCGGGGTATGGAAAATGTGAGTTCGGAGGAGATTTTTGGGGCAAAGAGGTATGCAAATACCATGCACTACGCACCCAAACTCACGGAAACAAGGCTCCGCCTGAATACAGGAAGCCGAAGTGCCTGCTGTTCAACTGCTGGCTCGAAGAGCCGTACAAAAAGTGCGAACCCTGCCGCAGGGCGTGCGCGGAGGTTGACGAAAAGTGAAAGCAGTTCTTTTGAGCATCCGGCCCGAATGGTGCAGCCGTATCTTTTCGGGTTGTAAAACGGTGGAAATCCGTAAGACAAGGCCGGTCTCGTTGAAAGAACCTTTTAAGTGCTACATATATTGCACGAAAGGAACGAAATTTTTCTGCTGGAAAGCCGTTGACCATTTATATTTCGACGATAGGTCTCATAAGCTATTCGACCGCAGGGTTGACGGAATGGTTGTCGGCGAATTTATCTGCGATGACATCCGACGCATTGGCCCTGAATACTGTGTCGTCAAAGAAGATATCGAATCTGCAATTGCTGGAAGCTGTCTCACAGTACCGCAAGTCAAAGACTATGCCGGATGGAAGTCCGGGATGAGTTATGCAGATTTGAAAGACTTGTATGGCTGGCACATTTCCGACCTGAAAATTTATGACAATCCGCGCGAGCTGCGGCCGTTCACGGGCTTGCTAAACACGCGGTTTGGTGTGCGGCCTGTGGAAGCGCAGCGACCGCCCCAGAGTTGGTGCTATGTGCAGGAAATTGAGGTTGCCGATGGTAAAGCCTGAACCATGGGAAAACCCGATGCTGGATACCATGTGGAGCTTTATGCAGATGGGCGGGCTGAAAGCCAACTACCCGGCTCTCAAAGAGGCCTGCATGGAACTGCGTCAGATGCTGATGCAGAAGACTGCCGGGCAGCGCAAGGACAGGTCGAAAGACCTGTCATGGGAAAACCTTGAACGGGTCAAGGTAACCATCATCTGTGAGGCCATGGCTCTGGTGCTGTCCGGCGAATACGAAGGAGGTAAGCAAACAGATGGAAATGTACATGGCAATCTATAAATGCCGCCTCTGCGGAAAAGAATTCTGTAACTCTGGAACAGGCGACAAGGACACGGCGGCCACGGCCACTATGTATACAGTTCTCGAATCTTCTGGCATCACCCCGCAGTTTGAATCTCCAAACGCGCCAACACAGTTTGGTTTTCACAGCTGCAAGGATGGAAGCTACGGGATGGGTGATTTCTTAGGAATGAGAAAAACGGAAAAGGACGATGAAAATGAAGTACCGCATTGAGATTTCGGAAGAGCAGCTGCGCGTCATCGGGCTGGCTGTGGACGAGTACATGAGGCTGCGCATGGGGCAGTTTGATGCCTTCGCTGAAGAACTGGCCTTAGATGGAGTAGAGGACCGAATCGAGGCTTATAAAGATGATTATCAGCGCGGTATTCTTAACGAGCGGGGCTACAGCATCGAAAGAATGTTTGAGGCTGCTTACAAAATGGCCTATCCGCCGCATGGATGCCGTGGACGGCAGCACGATTCATGGGGAACGTGCATCGACCTTGTACACGCCATCGAGCACCAGCAGTGGTTGGATTCCCCGGTGGAAAAGCGAGAATCCCCCGGGACGACAAATCGCTCATTCAAGCCTATCCCGCTGGGGCATGAGCCGTTCCCGAAGATTGAGAGGGTGGAAGAATGAGCTGCCTGTCTTGTGAGAACTACATACCCCTCGACCCACCCATCCAACGCACAGATTCCAACGGCCAGACCTACAAGGTGCCGGGATTGTGCAAAATTGGAGCGGATCACATAATTTCTGGGTTTCCTGTCTATCTTCCAACGGCAAAATGTGATAAAATAACAGAAGCACCGTTGCAAAACGGCAGCTGAATTATGACGGAGGTAGGCTGTGACATTACAGGAATTGTCCAAGTATTATGACATTCAGATGACCCTCGAAAAAGACCGTGAAGCCTTGGAGAATCTTCGGCAGAAAATCAATCCTGCCTCCCCACAGCTAACGGGTATGCCACATACGCCCGGTGTTCGGGACAAGGTGGCGGATCTGGCTGTGGAACTGGCTGACATGGATGAACGTGTCCGCTGGTTGGAGGAACAGGCAGCGGAAGAAAAGCCCAAGGTCGAGGCGTACTGCAAGAGCATCATGGATGCCCGGCTTTATCTGATCTTCCGGCTGCGGTTTGTCCGCTGCTACTCGTGGGCAGAAGTTGCTGGAGCACTCGGAAAGTGTTACACGGAAGCCGGGGTCAGCCGGATGGCCTACAACTACCTCGAATCACATTGACCGATAAGCCCTGCATTTGCGGGGCTTTTTATTTTTGCCCGAAAAACTCAAATTTAACCTCAAATTATCATAAAATACGGCCAAATATAGAAATGAGTTTTACATTTTGGCTGCCAAAAGTTAAATTCAAACTGAAAATATCAAAAGTCAATGCAGATTGTTTCACACGGTGATGGACGGTGTAGGACGGTTTCATACGGCGCGTAATGCCGTGCAATAAACAAGAACGACCAGCAACGAAGAAGAACGAAAGCCAACGAGCAGCAACGAGCAGCAACGCTTTGATATGGATTCAGATGACAACGGATGCTCCCGGTGATATGATTAGGATGCAAAATCCGAATCAAGCCAAGCGGTGCCTGCCAGAAATGGCGGGTGCCGCTATT